AGACAAATCCAAATCGCCTGTTTTTAATTTGAAATCCTCATAAGAAACGCAGTCATTTTTTCGGCCCCAGCCAATAAGGGTCTCTCCGAATATCGATTTCAAATTTTGATCGTTGATAGCAAGTTGATTGCTATATTTGGCGTCAATTAGTTGTTGTGCTGTTGCCATATTTTTTTTTTATAATGTTAATGCTAAATTAATGATTAATTGTTCGTCTAAGACCATTGTCGCATCATTCACTGATGTAGCCCCGTCTATATAATTAGAAGTTGTAGGTTGTATATAAGTCCCGTCATCATCCAAACCCGTGCCTGCAATTATAACGCCCAAATGGTTGTCAATCGGTTCAGATTCATAGGTTGTTCCATCATAAGTTATGATTTGCCCTTTTTCAACATCTGTTCCAAATATAGTCCCGCTTTCCGTTGCAATGAAGGCATAGCCGTTTGAATTGGGCGGCAGAGGTTCAAGGCCTGAAGGCATTGGCGTTGGCGTTGTAGTATCAACAAAGCCCGCAAAGGTCAAAGCTGGATCGTGCAAGTAAATCAATTGAATTGCTAATGCTTCTGTTAATTCGTATGGTACAGCATCTCCACTATTAATAGGGGACGCCAAATTTATAATCGTGTGCTTGTCTGCATTAAGGTCTGATTCTAAAATTTTTTTTGCATACACAGTTAAATCCAAACCCGCCGCTGCCGATGCCGCTATACTTTCAGCCTGTGACTTTGGAACGGCTTCATTCGGATTCGCCGCATCAGGCAATCCGGTCACTGTGTTTCCGTTGGCGTCAAGTGCATTTGCAAGAATCGCATTATCAAGCATTAGGTCAGCGTCTTTGACGTAAGCAGCGCCTGACCAATGATAAAACCCATTATTTGAAGAAGTTGAATCATTTGAAACTTTATAAGAAACAAGAAGCGTTCCCGTTGCTGGCAATTCAGCAAGTGTTGAATAAACTTCAACGCCTGTCACTTGATTTTCTTGAAGGTTTCCAATGTCCGCTTCATTCACCGTGACACGGCCTTCAAGTTGTTCAACGTCATAATCTGAAATTCCCGAATAAATAACGTTTAACAAAGCCTCAATTGTCAAAGTTTGTGAAGCGTAAGTTGAACCGTCAATTGTGAATCGATCATAATCAGTTGAATTAAGAAGTTGTTGCCGGGTGTCATAAATTGAATAAAGTCCAATTGCCGAAGGCCCTTGCGCCAAAGGCTGATAGATTCTTGCCAATGTCACGCCGTCAATGGTGAAGCGCTTTGTGTCTACTGTCTCGATTAATACCATTTTATTTTATATTAAAATTGATACGACTGTAATTATAATTCCTATTAATAGCGTAACGAAAGCTGTTTGAACCCATTTAGCAGCAAACCTCTCTTCCATTTCAGCGAATTGGCTTGTTTCATTTGTATTGTTTTTTTTCAACATCGTCTTTATTTCATCGACATCTTCCTTAATATTGTCGATATTTGTTTCAACGCGTGCCATTCTTTCGTTCATAAATTTATCCTCCATATTTTTAGTTTTGTTTTTTCTTGAAAATCCCAGCCGCTAATAATGTTGAAGAAAATGCAATCATTGAAGCCCCTATGGTCGAATTTGGATTGTAATTTTCAAGACCTGAAAATGAGAAAATTAACAAGCATACAATAAAGCCAATTGCACCAAGCAAAACACGGAAGTCAGGTGAAATCAATTTCATAATTAAAACAACTTTAAGTTTATACCAAGATAAATGTTTTTTCGATTGTCAATGCCTAATGTATAATGTTGTTTTTTTGTCTTGTTCATAAAAGACAAATTCACGCCAAAACTTGAAGCCGTTTCATTTGCAACTGGCGTATATATAAACCCCCCCACAAATATAGAAGGCTTCATTTTAATTGGCTTCAGGGTCAATTGTCTTGTTTTCGTGACATAACTTATGGATTGGCTTTTTAAGACGCCAACAACCTTTGAATCAACTGTAATTGTTTGAATGCTATCTTCAAATATTTCATTATAAAATCTTTCTGTGATTGCGTCTTTGAACAGGTTCAATTGTTTCAAGCTGTCATTATCATGAACCGCCTGTTCATATTTTGATAATAATTCAGAATTGACAGGATTTTCAACTTTTACAATCTTGATAATTTCCTTTTCCAAAATATCGTTTTTGAAAATAGTATCAAATCTTATTTCTGCGACAGGCTCTCTGATGACAACTGAATTTGCTTCTGGCGGAATATCAATGACTTCAGGCTTTGAATTGGCTATAATTATATAATAAGCAATCAAGATCGCAATTATCAAAAAAAGTATAATGTTTGTCTTTGTCATTTTTTTTTCGTCGTTTATAATTTGCTGAATCTTTGTGATGCAAAATTTGTCCCTTGCTGCTTATCTTTGCCATACCTTTCAAAAAGGATGGGTTCACTTAAAATGTACAATTCAATGAATTGAAATTTAAGACCCGCGTCAATTTGCGCTTGTTTGGCAATATCGTTGACCGTGTTTCTATCAATCGGTTCAGATTCATTTGACAATTTCTTGTGAATGCCAAAAGGCGTAAAGTTTATGTTTCCGGCTGAAGCAAATCGTGCATATGCATAGTCGGCAAGTAGCCTTTTGATCCCCGCGTGTTCATATGCATAGCCATTATATGTAAAGCCGCTCCCTTCCATTAAATCAGTATAAGTCGTTTCATCTTGATTCTTCAAGACGTCAAAATAAAAATCGCCAAGAATCTGCAGAAGGTCAGACTGTTGCGCAAGGCTTATAGATTCTTCAATTTTGCCCGTATCAAGTTTCTGCGAAATGTTTCTGTAACTCGCGAATTCCATTGTCGTTATTATATTTGACATTTAGTTTATTTTTTAATTGTTTTTACTTCTTCCCCTTCTTTCTCATCGTCAAAGCCTCCGATCATTATTTTTGCTTTAGCTTCTGTAAAACCATAAATTGTCCGAATTACCGCAACAGCTGATTCCTTAGATATTAAGCCTTGATTAACTTGACCGATTGTTTGAATTAACGCGGTAACGCCCCCAACAGACCCTTTTAAATTAGCTTGCGCTTTCTTGTTCACATTTTTAGCTTCCTGGATTTCATCTTCATCGATATATGGATTGATAATTCGCAAAACCCCTTCGATTGGTGTGGAAAAATTAATCATTAGCTGATGGAAGACCTCTTCGATTTGATCTCTATCTTCTTCCCGACTTTCCCATAGTTGCATTTTTGCCTCTTTCAAAGATTCGCCTGAATTCCCAAAAAACGAACTGTCCGATTGTGATACCAGCATTACCGGCACTATAAAGGCTTTGCAAATATTGTGCTCAGCTTGTTTGTCTGAATATTCAAACAACTCGTCATTATAAGATCCTGACAAATCTTGAAGTTGAATCGCTTTTGACAAGTCATCAGTCATTTGATTGGCTTCGAGAAGCAGAACTTCACTCGAATTTTCCGCCCCGCGTAAGCTGTTTAAATCTTTTTTGAATTCCTTTCTTTGACTATCATCATTGAAGGGCTGGACGGTCATTAGTTTTGTGTTCAAGAAGCCTTTTTGCGCCCCTTTACTTCTGAAAGTCTGTGAATTTGCTTCAAGTAAAGCTTCCGACATTGCGCTTTCGAGATCACTCGCTGAATATTTGAAAGCCGCGTCTTTTTTTATATGTAGAATTTGACCGTTATAATCAGAAATTAAGTCTTCGATTTTCGCGTCCTTATCTTTGTTTTCCGCTGACTTTCGGATTTGACGCTCAACAACGGTCTTGTCAGGATTATATTTGTCGTACAAAATAAAGTCTGACTTCATGATTTTGCCGCCTTTGGATTTATCCCAATTATTATAGACGATGAATTTTCCCGAATACCCTTTGTCATCAGCCTTGCCAATTCTAACCTCTGTGACGGGAACAACTACAATTGAACTATATTCAAGATTTGCGTTGTAGGATATTTGAAGATAACAATTGTTTTGTCGTGCATATTCACGGCCCGCAATTCGCAAGACTTCATTCAGGCTTTGACCTTTGCTGTTAACAATGACTTTCCCGACTTCTCCAAATGATTTGCCATAAATGGCTTTTGCCGCCCTGTCAGCGCAATTCTTTGCAGTCACAGACATTCGGATTAAGGCTTCGATTAATGAAGGTTCAGCGTTGTCAGAACCAAAGTTGAAGCATTCTGTTCGTTTATCCTGCTTGATGTCAAGGACTGATTCTTTAACATTATCAAAGTGTAATTTCATTGTATCAAATTTATCTAAAAAGAGGCTTTACTTTACTTTAAAAGCAAAATAAAGCCTCTTTTGACCTGTTTAATTATTTTAATTATGCGAAAACCTTGTCAAGAAAGGCTTTGATCGATGTTGCTTTCACTTTCGGAAACATCGCACGCAATTCTTTCAATGACATTTTTTCAAGTTCATCTCTTGAAGGCTTCAAATCGGAGTTAGCAACAACTTTCGCTTCCGCTTCAGCGGCAAGGCGCAATTCTTTGTTTGCTTCAGTTTCTTCGTGACCGTTTGAAAACAACATTGTTTCCCAATTTGAAGGATATTCAGCGAACAATCTGATTCGTTCAGGATTTGTCTGAAGGAATTTAACGGCTTTTTCGTCCGTCATTGTTGCGTTTGAAATAGTTGCCTTGTCACCCTTTCGGTCCTTGTACATCGCAGCGTGACGTTTGAATCTAAATTGTGTCATTTTATATATATCTTTTAATGATAAAATCATGAATTGCACGTCTGACGGGCAAGAGCGGCAAACTTTGCGCCCTGTCTTTTCAAGATAAATTTTTGCAAGCAAATCAATGTTTGCGATAATCGTTCTGTCGGTTCCGTCAAGAATTTCAGGAATTGTCATTTGTTTTTTCTGGAATTCAAAACCCATTTTTTTAATATTTGAAAGGCGGGTCAACTTATAGTTGCGCCAAACTTCAATTTATAAAATTATACAGATGCAAATAATGAATCAAAAGAACCCTTTGAAGTTAGATGATCAGTTTCTAAAAAAACATTATACGGATACGGTTCATTTGCGCCTTCTTCCGACGCTAATGTGAACAATATTGAGCCGGAGTTTTCAAGAGTGTTTTCACTCATTTCGGAAACAATCAAACCAGAATCCCAGCCGCGGATTTTGAAAGCGTCAAGGGATTCTTCACCTTTATATCTACTTTCATAAACGACTATAAATCGCCCATTCTTCAATTCGTTTGCGCGTTCAGCGTGTTCGACTGTTGTCGTTGCCAGTCGTGCAAGAAAGTTATGAAGAAATCCGTCAATGTCTTCGGTGTTTGGTGCAAATGAAGAATTTGCGCTTGCAAGGTCTTTGTACCATTCAAGTGCATAGCCTGACGTTCCTGATTTCAACACTAAGTCTGAAATCATAGCGCCTGTCACTGTTGACGCCCCAAAATCAATGTCGTCCCAATTTATAATTACGGCTTTCCCTCCGTCAATCCCTTTTTTTGGCCTGTCAGCGCAATCAAATAAAAGGTCTGTTGTTATTTTTTTTGTACAAGTCATTTTATATTGTTTTTTTATTAAACTGTTATTTAATGAATTAAGGAAACCTGACAAATCAAGTCAGGCTTCCAAATCAATCAACATAAATCCAATTTACACCCCAAGTGTAAATTCAACAATCTGTTCGATGTGTACAGGGGCAACGCCAGATTTCGCCTTTGTTCTAAAATAAACAAGATCATCATCTTCGCTATACCATATTTTAATTATTTCCTCTTCTCCATCAACGTCCATTCCTACGACAAAATCAGAGCCACGCCCCGCAAACATCCGGTCGGTTCCGTTAAGGCCGCGAACCTTACGCAATATTTTGCCTGAACCTCCAATGATGTATGTTTCGCCATTGTTGTCGGCTGAAATATGATAATTGTTTGCTGCTTTTATCGCCTGAATATAAAGGTCAAAAGTGTCATTCCCCACCAATACATTGAAGTCATCAGCGTCTTTCACGTCAACGTCAGCCGCAACTATCATGTCATCAACTAACCCGATGACATTTTCCGCTGTGATTGCTGTCGCTGCACTTGTGTTGCCTGCAACAGCGTCACCCGACGCGTCAATCAACTTAATGAAGCCGTCGAATAAAGTGTAAGCTCCCGATGTGTCGCCTTGCCAATAGGTCAATTCAAGTGTTTTTTGAATAGAGGCAACCTTCATATCAACTGTTTTCTCTTCCCACCCAGTTGGGGAGTCAGCGTTTGAAGAACCTGGTGCAAGTACCGTATTTGGAAACTTTTTTTGAAGATCATCTTGGCAAAACCCTTCGTAATATTCCCATTGATTTGTTTCAATGAAATATTCCGAGACATTAGTTGTCCCAGAAGGGGTTTTGCAAGTCCCTTTCTGAATCGTTGCGTCTCCAGAGATGTTTGGAATTGAAGTTTTGCCCTTAACATCGGTCATGAAGCGCGCAAACTTTCCAGTGTCACCGCCTGAAAACAAGACTGCGGTCAAGAATTCATTTTCCCTTCCCACATAATCAGTGAAATTTGTTGTAACGTAAGCCATTTTTTCTAATTTTTAATTTAATTCTTCTTAATTTTTACCTTTTTTGAAATCTATTGTGACTTTTTTCGTGTCATCAACATTGAAGCCCCTGTTTTCGAAACTAATTCTTTAGTTTCTTCATGGTCTCTTTCTTCCGCTTGAAACTCTTTGCTTCCGATTTTCTTTTTCAAAGCTTTAATTTCATTATCTTTCAATGAAACCTTTTTTTCGAATTCAGCCTTGATTTTCCCAGTCACTTTTTCAGTCACTTTTTCAATTAAACTTTCAAGGCTTGCCTCTGATTCAACTATTTCTACTTCATCTTCTTTCACTTCCTCTTTCTCGATTATTTCTGTGATTGCACCGTCTACAAACACAAGGGTCTTTTCTTCAAGTGAAGGCATAATATAAGACCCGTCAGTTATTGCAACGCCGTCAAGTGTTGCCACGTCACCAACTTTTGGAACGTCCCCATTTTCGAGATTAGGAAACACAATGTCTGTTCCGTTCGAATCTTGAAGGCTTATTTCCGCGTTGATTTGAACGCCTTTGTCGTAATCATTTAAATAAGCGTTTATGTCTGCCATTAATTTAGATAAAAACCCTTTGTCATTTTTCTTCTTTGCCATTTTTTTAATTTTTAATGATTTATCATTTGTATAAAATGCGACAGCCTTCGCCGTCATTTTTTTTTCAGTTGCAAAACCCAATTCAACGGCGTCAGAACCGGAAACAAAAGTTTCATTATCAAGTAGGCTTCTGACTGTTTCATTATCAACACCAAGAAATTTAGAATAATAGAGCGCAAAGTCATTTTCTAATTCGCGCAATGCCTCAGCTATAATTTCAAATCTTTCAGCTGTGCCCTGAACGTTTGCCCATGCGAAATGAATCATAAGGGCTTTGTCAATGTCTTCAACGATTCGCCTTTGACCAACAGAGAAGATTTTTGCGCTTATGCTATACGCCTTGTCTGTGTATGTGTCAACTGTCATTTCAGCTGACAGGGCCTTTAAATAGTTATAAATTGCTTCACCTTCGCTGACGCTTCCGCCTTCAGAATGTACAATGACTTCAACGCCGTCAGGTTGGTCATAAGATTTGAACTGCCTTATCACATCTATAAGCGTTGTGTCTTTTCCGATTTTGCCAGATACATATATTGTTGCGTTCATTAAGGCAAATATAATTTAATAAGTCTTTCAAGGCAACTTTCCAAACCTTTGAAATACTTTTATTTACTTTTATTTATACTTTGTATCAAAAAATTGTTTTACTTTGTGATACTTTGTTTTATGTTTCATTATTTAGTTTATTAATTATCAACGCTTTATTGATTTTGATGAGTTTTTGAATAGAAAGTATATAATTTTTTAACAATTTTAATTTAACGTTAGTAAATATTAGTTATTTTATGATTTTTTCAAGACTTCACCTGACATTGTCAGAAGCCCCGTTTCAAGCCGCCTGTTTAATAAGAACGGAACCAGAAAAGAATTTGACGCCGTCAAGTTTACTCACGGCTATAAAAAAAACGCGCCGTTCTTCATTTCAATCTTTAATGGTTTTGATACTTGCAAGAAGAAGTCTTTGGGCAAATATTCAAACGGTCTTGAAGTATCTATTGAAGAAGGTGACATTCTTATTTATTTGGGTGAAATTCTTAGTTCTGGAAACCTTAAAAAAAATTAATCATGGAAGACAAACATTTTGAATACATGGTCATCAAGCACACGTTCACGCTTGTTGAATGTTCCAAATGTAAAGGAACAGGAACTACCAACCGCAATTTCAGGAAAATGAACTTTGTTCAGGATTGTCCGAATTGCGAAGGAACTGGAAAAGAAAAACTTGTTTATTCAATACGCGTTCCGCTTATCAAAGCCCTTGAAGAATTAAACCTTTTAAATCAAGAATAATGTCAAAAGACAAAATAATTAATTTCAAAGTTGAAGATGAAGTCAAGGCTGATTTTGAAAAAATCTGCAAAGATAATTTCACTACACCAAGTCATGAATTGCGCCTTTATGTCCGCAAGACTATTGAAAATCATTCTAAACAAAAGAAAAAGAAAAAGAAATGATGAAAATCAATCCTACTAAAATCTGCGCCTGTGAAGGGTGCGACAAAATATTCAAGATTTACAAAACAACAGACAAATTTTGCTCCCCAAATTGCGCTTACAAAAGCCAGAAGTCAAAGCCAAAGCAATCAAGCAAAGCAATCAAGCCTGTTTCAGACAAAAGGAAGGCTGAAACCTACATTTATAAAAGGTTGCGCAAAGCCTTTCTTGCAAAACCAGAAAATGCGCTTTGCCCTGTTGCCCGTCTAATTTTCAATGAACAAAAATTTGCAAAAGAAATACATCATAAAGCTGGACGGAAAGGGAAGCTGTTGAATTATAAGCCTCTTTGGCTTGCCGTGTCACGAAAAGGTCATATATGGATTCACGACAACCCTTCTGAAGCCTATAAACTTGGCTTTCTTATCAAATCAACAACAGTTTCGATTTAAGATTTGAAGCTATAATCAGCGATCTTATTTTTAATGATTATAAATTACGTAATTTCTTAAAATAAATGTTAAAATAAATGTTAAAAACTCGGAAATCTATCAGTATATGCCTATCTTTACATCATGATAAAAAATACAACAAAGCAGTTAATGATCGGCGGACAGGCTCTTGTAAAATTAGGAAGCAGCAGGTCCACGTCTGATACCGATTACCTTATAAATGATGTTAATTCTAAAGTAGCGTTCCTTCATGACCCTGAAAAAAACATTGACTATTGCAACGCAAACGGTAATGATTTTTTTGCAGACGTTTGGGAAATGGAAA